CCCATATAGTTTATTAATATCTAAGCGATTTTCATCATCAGGGATTTCAGATAAATACCTATGGTTTTCCTCGAATGTAAAGTGAAACCAAAGATCATCATTATGAACCCTACTAATACGATTTACGCTTCTATACTTACCCTCTTTTATGGTATAGGTTTGTTCAACCTTATCGTAATTATATTTTGAACACCCTGCCGACAATAGCATAAGTGCTACCATAAATGGGATTGAAACCTTAGTAAAAATCTTCAATGCAACAAGAATCAAAAGTAAAATTATAAGGATTAAAAATGACCATCCTAAATTCATTATAACCCTTTTAAATCCTTTTATCGGGATAGGGATATATTCTTTAGGTTGTAGAACCCGAATTTCCTTCTCAAATGGAACATATATCGTGTCTGCTATTGCTTCAATTGTTAAATTATATTCCCCATTTATCCAATCCAAAGAAACCTTTATTCCTTCTCTTTCATATTCAAAATGTTTTGGAGGTCGAATTGTAATTATTGTACCTGTATCGGTGTAAAGAGTATCAATCTCCGTTTCAATTTTTGTTTTATAAACGTACTCAATAGATATAACTTCAACAGTATCTCTGATAATTGTATCTTTTGAAAGTTCAGGATGTTTTTGAACCAACTTTTCTAGCTTTTTAGAAGCACGATTAGTTTTCCTCATTTCTTTAGTGGTAGAACAACTAAAGATCAATAGCGACAGCACAATTATTAAGTATTTCATATTATCTAAATTTTCTTCTACAATATTCACCCATCAAAGCAGCATCAATCATTCCCTCATGGGGTTTAGTACTTCTTTATAAGTTAAGTGTGCTTTAAATTCGCTTTTAAAATATCCAAGATGGATTTGCTTTCCGTTAATTTCAATTTTAGCACACCATTTTTTATCTCTTTTATGCCAAGAAACGCCAGTATATTTTGATGAACCCGTTAAATGTTTTTTATTTGAGTTTACCCTATGAGTTACAATTTCAAAATTATCTAAATGATTATTTAATTTATTAAAATCTTTATGATTGATAACTAATTTATGACCGTTTGGCTTATGATTCTTAAATGTTTCACAAACAATAGAGTGAACTGTTCTTGTTTTCTTGGTGTTGTTTTTAAATAAAATTACTTGTAAGTATCCATTTGAACTTAATGATAACTTTCTAAATATTTTTCTTTTAACAGACTTAATCTTACCAAAAGTAGATGCTTGATAAATACCTTCATAACCGGGTATATCTTTCCAGATTTCTTTTTGCATGATAATTCGATTTTGTTCTCGATTATTAAAGAAGTGATGCAGGAATCGAGAAACCTTTTGCATCGGATTATAAGCCCGAACACCACAGTAAATATATAAATTATTATTCAATTATCTTAATTATTAGTTCACACCTTTCATTACCTTTATCATATCCCCCGTTAAGATAAGTCACTTTTGAGATAGTATTAACATCATCATCATCCCAAAAGCCCCGTTTCGTTAAAGCATCACAAGCAAATTTATCAATAACGCTACATACATTACTCAAATCATAACTTCGCTTACTCCCTCTAAAATATGTGTATTCTAATTCGCACTTTACAATCTTAAATCCTAATGGCTTCACTATCGACAAAACCTTTAACGTATAGTTTTGTTTTGCTTTATTGAGCATAAAGAATTGTAAATTCCTAAAATTATTAAGATTAAGAATGAATTTCTGATCTTTTCCAATCATTACAGAAACAGGAAGCGTTATTTTAATCTCTGATTCCATTATTTTAATTTTGATTTCATAATACAGTTTTTATTTACAGCATTAAAAGAAAGTGTGCGAGTGCTGTAAAACTCCATTGAACAGGCTTCGACCCCTGACACACCATAAATATAATGATTGTTATTCATTTATAAAATCTTTGTGAGAAAAAGGCAACTATCATACACTAAATTAATTGAGCGATCCCCTACAAGTACATCTATGATATGCTCATTACTCAATTTATTTTCACAATAACACTCGATATGATTAGGAGTAATAATATTTGATTTTTGAACGACATTATTTGTGTTATTTTCAATAAAATTCTTAATCTTCAATTTTAATTTTTTACGTTCTATATTGTTTAACTTTATTTCCATTCGTTTAAATCGTAACTCCCCCAATCGAAGTCATGTTTCATCAGCCTTTCTAATTTATTTTTCAGAAGGTATCTCAAAAATGGTATTACCCGGACAACTCCCAATTCTTGTATTTTAAATGCGGTTTTTATCATCCATGTTGGAATGTAAAAAATGTAAGTTTTGTCAATTATAATAGAGGGGAATGGCAAACTTTTATCGTCATGGCCCTTTTTTAATACTTGAACAGTAGAGTTCATCATAATTGCGGTTTCTTTAGCTCCCCGGAGCAAGTCCATGTGAACCATTTTGGATTTGATTCTATATTTCCCCGATCCTATCTTACCCATTGTGCTTTTTAAATCGTTGTTTTTCTGCCCTAGCAACATATTTAGCAGCTTCTTTTTGAGAAAAAACACCCCTGTCAATGAATAGTCTAAATGCAAATTTCCACCGATCATCATCATCGTATAAGATCATAGCTCCGGGGTGAATCTTTTTCGCATCGTTTAAAACTGAATCTCTTGATAGTGGTATGTGGACTACTTTATCAGACATTTTAAGCAACCATACTGATAGTTTTACCTTAAAAATAATATACCTATATGCCAAATTAACTTTTAATGAGTTATAGAATTTTTGAATTTTCTTTTTCATAATTAGAATAATTTGTATATAAACAATTCATGCTTCTCTCTGGTATCTAATAACTCACCATCAAAAGTACGGTACATTTTAAATTCTTGGTCATACACTAAATACCTATGAATGTAATTATGCTGCTTTGTATTAAACCAAAACAAATCTTTAAAATGTTCTTTATTATAACTCCAATGGTGTTTTTCAAACCCTTTTTTTATAATTCTTTGAGATGAAATATGGGCCTTCCTTTTTTCAGGAAATTTAGCCCAATATTTATCTATCAGTTTTTTCTTTTCTTCTGGTGTAGGTTTGTGCTTGTCCTTATAATTTAAACGATGATATTTATCCCTATGCCTAGATTTTTCTCTTTCAACCCACTTTGGATCTTTTCTAAGTTTTTCTTCTCTTTCACGAACCCTTTGTCTAACACAATCTTTACACACCTTATAACCATTATTATAAAAATCATCTTCTAATTTATCTTTATCACATACTTTACATTTTCTTTTCATGTTACAAATATACTTAAAAGGTAGATAAAAACAAACTACCCTTAAAACGGTAAATCTTCATCATCTTCTATTGGTAGTGGAGTTGCTGTTGGAGAGGGGGCTGCTGCCGGAGCTGCCGTAGGATTACTTTGGCCCTTTGCGCTTCCCAAAAGATATAATTCCCTACAAAGAATTGAAGTGAAATATTTCATCACATCTTGTTTGTCCTTATATTGATTGTAATCAATAGAACCATCAATGCCGATTTGACTTCCCTTTTTGACGTATTTTTCAACCACATCAATAAGCCTTCCGAAAGCCTTTACATTGTGAAAATTCGGTTTATCCTCCCATTCTCCAGAAGCATTTTTAAAACCGTCATTTGTTACAACTGTAAAATTGGCTACTTTTTTCCCTGATGGGAATGTCTTGATTTCTGGATCAGCCCCTACGTTACCGATTAAGGACACATAATTTTTACCTCTACTCATAATTTTAAATTTTGAATTTTATTTAACAACTTATTGTATTTAATTGTTTTGGGATTTTCTGGGACAAATCCTACAATCATTTTTTTAATTGAAAGGTTGTTGTCATCAGAAGCAGCAATAGCTTTATCTGGATCATCAAAAACCGGAATATATCCAATTGCTCCCTTAAATTGATGATTCGTTATTGTCTGAACAGCATATAAAATTTTATTTTCCATCTAGTTCTTTTATCATGTTTTTTTCAACTTGCCTACTCATAGAGGTTTCTTTTTTATCACAATGTTTTTGGAATTTCTCTTTTACATCTTTCCGAATGGTAAGAGTAACCGGGAGGCGTTTTGTTTTTTTCTTGATTGGCATATTACTAATTTATGTAATTAACTATTTTATCAATCAGCAACCCTACATTAGAGTATAGCTTCTTGTTGTAGTCAGATTCAAATGAATATTTAGTTTTTAAATTTTCAAGGTCAGAGATTAAATTCTCCAACTTACCCTTATCTTCGGTAGGTATTTTGACATCACTTATGGAACTTAATTTAGCTAATTCTTCTTTAGCTTTTTTGGCTTCGTTTTCAGCTTTTCTAGTGGCAGCAATTTCGATTGCCTGATTTGCTTCAAATTTTATTTTTAATTCTTTAGCTTCCTTTTCAGCCTTAACTCTTGCTTCCTTTTCAATAGCTAAAGCATTTATCCGATCTTGTTCTGCTTTTAATTGAGCAGCTTGTTTATCTTCAAAATCCTTTTTCTTTGTTGATAGATAAGCCTCCCATACATCCTGATCCATATCATAAAGGATTGGTTCATCATCAATATCAATATTTAGGTATTTGGACACTAAACGGAATCTTTTAGATTGAAGATCATCAATCCTTTTTTGTTCTATAATTTCAAAATGATCTCTAATTCCAACAAGGGTTTCTTCCATTTGAGTTCCCGGAAGGGTTTCTTTGTTTTTCCAAGCATCTACAAATTTACCATACGTTAAAGCAAATTGTTTTTGGGTTTTGTGAACTGCTGCAATCCCGGTTCTTACCTTTACAAGTTTTTTTGTTACTTCTCCGGCTTCTTCACAAACTTCTTCTGTAATTTCCTTCTTGATAATTTGCTTATAGATAACGGCAAGGGCTTCTCTTTCTGCAATTTTAGGTTGAAAAGCAAGTTCTATTTCGTTTGCACTTTTAGTTGTAACTCCAAATTCTTTAGGGTCTAATTTGATAATTTCCATAATATCTGTTTTAAATAATAACTTTTATACGTACAAATATACGTATATAAAACTATTTATCATCAAATAGCAACAACTGTTTGCCATTATTTTTTAAAACCACATTATTGAGGAATGTTGAAACATTAAGTAGGGCCTTATTGTTTACTTCGTCTGAATTATAATGGACATGATCTTCGATATTCTTTAACATTTCAACAGATGCTTTAATTGATGCCTCTAAGTCATTGGTATCCATAGGGGTAAAATTAAGAAAACTTTTTGTAATTTTGGGATGTATTTACATTTACAATTAAAATTATGGAAACGGGGATTGTTAATAAAATAATGATCGGCAAAGAAATGATACCTGATGGTGTCATGGCGTTTACTGTTGGTCATTTCTACTTAAAAAAATCTATTCAGATTTCTAAAGTCTTAGAGGTAGTCGATCAAGAGGGGATACGTTGGTTAGAGGTTTACGTTAAAAAAACGGCAGATCAAGACGGCCTTCTGTATTTATGGTGGAAAATAAGTAATGTATTACGTATTCAGTATCATATTAATTTCAATGATTAAAAATTATGGAAGCAAATCAAATTACACCAATCGGTAAGAACATTTTATTGTTTTTCCAAGAGAAAGAAGTGAATGACAAGATTAAATTCGATTCAGGGGTAGAGTTTTATCTTGACACCTCGTTTCAACCTACTTTTTCAGCAAAAGATTCAGGGGTTGCTGTTTCAACCGGGAAAAAAACTTATATCCCGGATGGTGCAAGAATTTTCGTAGATTATTTAGTGCATACTCAAAAAGATAATCCTCCGATTTTAAAGGATCAACACGGGGTTTATTATATGGCCGAAGAAAAGGATGTTTTCTTGTGGGAAAAAGATGGCAAAGTGCAAACGGTAGGAGATTGGATCATAGTGGAAATGGATAAGGAGGCTGAATCAAAGACTATTATCATTATGCCTAAAAAGAAGCAGGAAACATTTGGAACTGTGAGATTCGTTAATGATGATATTGAAAAGAATATTGGGTTAAAGGTAGGTGATCGTGTTATGGTTGATAAAAGGTATAATTACAATTTTAAATACGATAAGGAGGAACTTGCAAGGGTTGACTTTAAAATCGGTTTATTTGGAATAAAAACAGAATAAAATGGACGAATATCTTGATGAAAAGCCCTCTCGCAAAAAGACTGTAAATAAAAGGGAGGTTGTAAAGATAGACCTATCGGACGATTGGAGTTATAAAGATCGTATGGGTTGGTTAATTAAGGGAGCGCAGTCGAGTGTTGATGAGATAATAAAATCACTTCATCAACCAATGGAATTAGAAACTTTAAGGGATATTAGTTATAAAAATGCTACTTCCGGGAGAGAGGAAGCAATCATTACTACCAAAAATATTCTAATGTACATTGGAGAGTTATCTAAATCTCTTAAAAAGACTACTGATAGTGAAAGTGGTATAGAAAAGCAAAAAGACTTTGAGGGTGGTTTTGCTGAACAATTTGCTAGTAAGAAAAATTAGATGGATAATTCATTACAGGAGATAATGATTGATGTTTCGGACTTCGTACCACAGTCCGAAAAGAAAAAAAAAATATGGGATTATGGTTATAATGAGAAGTATGATCTTGTAGTTATAAGCCATACTGGTCAAATTGGTGATATTGTCGAAATAGCTGATTTAAAAATAGCATTACCTCCTAAACCCAAAGAGAAAGATATTCTTAACTACAATAAGCGAAAAGAACTCCAAAAATGGGATAGGAAGCCATTACCGGATGAATTAATTAAAACTGAAACAGAAAAGGAATTTCGATCATTTGGTGAGAATTTCGTAAACAAACATCTCCCTTACATCAATAATGAATTTGAGAAAAGGAGCAAAGGGGTGTGGTTTTACAACAATGGAGAAGCAACATATCTTACGGGTAGGAATTATATGTTTGTTCAATGGAGTAAGCTGCAACATAAATACTATCCAGATTATCGTTATCCACAAAGAGTATTGTATTATCATTGGGAGGCTTGTGTAGCAGACAATAGATGTTTGGGCCAATGTTATTGTAAAAATAGGAGATCTGGATACAGTACAATGGATTCGTCTGATAATGTTGATTATGGAACTCAAACTGAATCTGCTGCTGTGGGAATGATGAGTAAAACTTCTGCTGATGCAAAAAAGAAGTTTACTAAAATGGTTGTTCCGATCTACAAGCATTACCCTTTCTTTTTTAAACCTATTCAGGATGGTACTACAAATCCAAAAGTAGAACTCGCTTTTAGAGAGGTTTCGAGGCGAATAACATCACAGGAAAAAGGAACTAAAAAATCTGATGAAGGACTTAATACCTCGATAACACATCACACTACTACCCTTAACAGTATGGATGGTGATGAAATAAACAAAATGTCCTTAGATGAAATCGGGAAGTTTGCTAAAGAATGTCCATTTGATGATTATTGGCAAATTGCTAAAGAATGTTTGGTTAAAGGGGAGGAGGTTGTTGGGAAAGTAATGGCCGGATCAACGGCAAATGCACATGATAAAGGTGGAGCTGAATTTAAAAGTATCTTTTATGATTCTAAATTAGAAACCCGTGATCTTGATACTCAACAAACCATTTCCGGGTTATACTCTTTGTTTATTCCTGCCGAGTACAACCTTTCTGGATATTTTGACCAGTATGGAAATTGCATATTAGAAAACAATCCCGATGGTGTATTAAATAATTTAGGCAAAATAAAGACAAATGGATCAATTGCGTTTTTAAAAGCCAAAAGGAAGCAATTAGCAAGTCAGCCAGACAAATTAAATGAGGAATTACGTAAACACCCATCTAACGAACGTCATGCTTTCCTTACCGGAACAGAAGATTGTCTATTTGATTCAATGAAAATAGAAGATCAGCTAGCTTATAATGAAACCAAAATTGATTTAAGAACTAAGAGGTCGGGATTGTGGATGCGTGGTGATTTAGTTTGGATCGTTAAATACGAATCTGTGAGGTGGATTAATAATCCAAAGGGTAAATTTCTTACATCTTATATTCCAAGTGGAGAGATTGCCAATAATCACATTATAATTAAGGGGAAACGTGCGCCCGGAAATTCACATTTATTTGCCGGAGGTGTGGATAGTTATGATATTAGTGGAACAGTAGATGGTAAAGGATCAAAGGGATCGTTTCATATTGTAAGTAAAAATACTTTTCCGTATGCTCCAGAACAATTCTTACTAGAATATTGTGATCGCCCTCAAAACGCTGATATATTTTACGACAACGTAATGAAAGGTTTTGTTTTCTATGGTTGTGAAACGTTAATTGAAAACAACAAGCCCAGAATATTGTATGAGATTAAAAGGGCCGGACTTCGTAAGTATAGTGCAAATAGGCCGGATAGGAAATTTCACCAGTTAAGTAAGACCGAAAAGGAATTGGGTGGGATTCCCTCATCATCAAGTACAGTTCCTTCTCACGCAGAATTTATAGAGAATTATGTTTTGCGTAGATGCGGTGTTAATACAATAGAAGAATTTGGGGAGGTTGGTAGAATGGGAAATACTTATTTCGATGAGTTACTTTATGATTGGCTGACATTTGATATTCATAAAAGGGAGAAATTTGACAGGTCAATATCAAGTGGATATGCTTTATGGTTAGCAAATAAGATTATGACGAAGGCTACCGGGGGAAAGAAAAAGATTTACAAGTATTTTTAATTATACAAAAGACTGACTGCTCTCAATTTGATTTTGACATTGATCTAAATAAGGGGCATCTGTTGGATCGGGTATAGAAACCCCAACTTCATCTTGGGCATATTTAATGAACTTATCAATTACTTTTGACATTTCTGATGTATCTAAGTCTGCCAATGATCGGTAAAGGTCTAGCCCTTTTTTTTCATAATGAAACATATCGTGATTCAATTTTTTAACAAGCTGCTCTACTTCTCTTTTGTTAAACCCAATTTGAGTTCCAAAATAAGCCATGATTAAATGAATGTAATTATTCTGGTTTATCGTTTTTTTGCTTCGTTTTTCGGTTAAATCAACTTTACATTTTTTTTCAAGTAGATACTTTGATCTGGATTGATATTGACTAATGCCGATTGGGGTATTAAGGTCGTATAGCATTTTGTTGATTTTTAAATTTCCAATAATATCCTTTTGTTGATTTTCTTTTACCAAGACAACAAGCGGATATATGTTTAGTGTTCATTATTCTATTTGCTTGTGATATTGAATGATATTCTATTCTCTCTCCTGTTTTTACTCCGTTTCGTTTATAAAACTCACTAAGGGGCTTTAGATTATTGCATTTATTACATTTTTTTTGACTTTTCATAATATAGCTTTTAGTGTATAGCGTTAAAGAAAGTGTGCAGGTGCTATACAACCTCATTGAACAGGATTCGACCCCTGACACTTGACAAAGATAATTAAAATTATGATTAACTTTGTAAAAAGTATATTATGCAAGACAATCATTATCTTGGAGAGATGTCTGGGAGTTATCCTTCCCCAACAGTCCCAAATAGCCAAAAGAATAAAGCATATATTTTACAATATGGCCGAAGTATGTATCGGGCATGGACAACAAGCGGAGCAGGAGGTTTTTATTTGGATAGATCAAGGAAGCTATATGCACAATCCTACCGATTAGGACTTCAAGACCCTACCAAAATTAAAAGCCTTATGAATCTTAAAGGCGATATAGTTGAGGCTAATGTTAATTATGACCCACTTCCAATCGTCCAGAAGTTTGCTGATCTAATGGTAAATAATATTCTGAACAACAATTATAAGTTAAAATTAGAGTTTGTTGATAATATTGCAGTTGAAAAAAAGGATGCTTATCGAACAAACTTAGAGGAAACAATGTTGAGGAAGCCTATTGCTGATTTATTAACACAGGTTACAGGTGTTGATGTTAGGGATAAGAATGTCCCGGCTGACGATGAAGATTTAGAATTAATGTTGGAAGTTGATTATAGGGATGTTGATGAGATCAGCTTATTGAATTTAATTAACTCGATAAAGACTACTAACGGCTATCCTGATATAGCGAGGGAAATTGTAGATGATCTTGTGACTTTTAATGAAATTGCTACTCGCCAAAGGGTTGATGAGAAAGAGGGAATTGTTATTGAGTATGTAAATGACATGAATTTTATCCGATCTGTATCAAAAGACAAGTCGAATAAAAACCTCCAACACGCAGGAGAGGTAAAAACCATTACATTTTCAGAACTTAGGCAAAGAATCAAAGCCATAGATGGAATTACTGATGATGATTTGAATGATCTAGCCAAAGGGGTTGCTGCAAATACCGGAGGTTATAGTGGTGTAGATTGGAATGATCCAGTTTATAAGGATCGTATTTATGGTGGCAATAGATGGTACGATGAACTTTCGGTTGACATACTGGAATTTGAGTTTATGGATGTTAATTATGATCTCTATGAGAAAAAACAGACAAAATTAGGGCTTCCGGTTATTCACAAACGTCCAGATGGTTATGTCCTTCCAAAAGAAAGTAGATTTGATGGTGATTTCAGGGAATTATTTACTGATGCCTATCAAACTGTTTATAAAGGAGCTTGGATCATTGATTCGGATTTTATGTTTGATAGTGGTAGGGCCGATAATGTTTTAATGCAGGGAAAGGATTTATCAAAAGCAAGGTTAAATTACACCGTTTACACTATTCAGGGTAAATCAATGGTTGAGCGTATGATTGCTTATGCAGATCAAATGTGGATCACTCATATAAAACATCAGCATTTAATATCGAGATTGCGTCCTGCCGGAGTTAGTGTAAATGTAAGTGCCTTGGAAGATGCCCTAGAAAAGAAGGATGGAGAATATTATGAACCACTTGATTTAATGAATTATTATAATGTAACAGGAGATGCGCTATACCGTGATGATTCAGAGGAAGAAGGACTTCCGCGTAGAGGCGATCCGATAAAGCCTATGCCTAATGTTATGGGTAGTCAACTCACGGAATTGACAGTTGTTTATAATCATAATTTGGACATTATCAGGGATATGACCAACATCAATAAATTTATGGATGGTAGTCAGGTAAGTTCAAAAACATTGGTTGGTGTCCAGAAGCAGGGGATCGAGCAGAGTAATATGGGTATTGAACATTTGCGTTATGCTTATGAATTTGCAGTTAAAGACAATGCGAAGGTTTTAATTATGATGATTCAGGATGTTTTTAAATACTCTAATGTAATAGAAGCATACACTAAATCGGTTGGTAAATATTCAATGGATGTTATTAAGCGGATCAAAAACATTCCAATTGAACAATTGAATATTGTTATAGAGTATGGAATGACTGAATATGAGGAAGCTACTCTTAACCAAGACATAAATGTTTCTATTCAAGCCGGGGAATTGCGTATTGAAGATGCTATAATGATCCGGGAAATAGATGATATTCGATTGGCTAATAAAATGCTGATTAAACGTAAAAAGATTTATGCAAAAGAAAAGGCCCAAGAACAGGAAGCTATTCATAAACAGAATATGGAGGCTAAAAAAGCCGATTCAGATGCTAAAGCGCAGCAAGTTCAGATGGAGGCGCAGGCCAAGGCGCAGGGGGAAATAATGGTGCTAAACACCAAATTCAATCTTGAAAAATTAGATAAGATTCAATCCCAGAAAGATGCTAAAGAATTGCTTAATCTTGAATACGGTCATAAAAAGGATATTACAAGGATAGAGGCTGAAAGTCAGAAGGGGAAATTGGATATGCAGGAACAATCAAAGGATCGTAGGGCCGATAAAACAAAAAGTCAGGAAAGTAAAATTGTAGAACAGAAGGAGAACAACACCGGAGCGCAAGATTTTACTCAACCGGAGCTGAACCAGATGCAGTCACCCGTTTAAGTTTTAAAACTTTATCATTACATTCTTCAATTTTCATATTCATT